GATAAAACTTCACAATTTCGTGCATCAGCATTTGATCGAATTAATGTTCGAAGACTATTTATCGTTTTAGAGAAAGCAATTTCAACTGCATCTAAAAGTATGCTCTTTGAATTTAACGATGAGTTTACGAGGGCTAATTTCCGTAACATGGTTGAGCCATTCTTACGAGATGTAAAAGGGCGTCGTGGTATTACTGATTTCTTAGTAATTTGCGATGAAACAAATAATACAGGTAATGTAATTGATAGCAACCAATTTGTTGCTGATATCTTTATTAAGCCTGCACGTTCAATTAACTTTATTAAATTAAACTTTATTGCCACTCGTACGGGTGTTGAGTTTAGTGAAATTGCTGGACAATAAACGGGAGTAAATAAAAAATGGCTATTTTAGGTGTAGATGACTTTAAGTCAAAATTAACGGGTGGTGGCGCTCGAGCCAACATGTTCAAAGTAACATGTAACTTTCCCGGCTATGCACAAGGTGATGTAGAACTTACATCATTTATGTGTAAAGGTGCTCAATTACCAGCTTCAATCATTGCTCCGATCATGGTACCTTTCCGTGGTCGACAATTACAGATTGCAGGTGATAGAACATTTGAACCATGGAGTATTACAGTAATTAATGATGGTGAATTTGTAGTTCGAAATTCTTTCGAGCGATGGATGAATGGTATCAATCAACATAACCAAAATACTGGTCTTGTTGATCCTGTCGATTATCAAGCTGATATGATTGTTGAACAATTACGTAGAGATGGTACCGTATCAAAACGGTATGATTTCCGTGGTACATTTCCAACAAGTATATCTGCAATTGATGTTAGCTATGATTCAGAAAACGCTATCGAAGAGTTTACTGTTGAGCTTCAGGTTCAATATTGGGAATCAGATACAACCTCTTAAAAAGGTTATAAATAGTAATAGTGAGGGGAGATTATTCTCCTCCATTACTATGAGGATAAAACATGGCTGAATTATTTGGCTTTGAAATAAAAAGAAAGCAAGATAAATCTATTGAAGATAAACCTTCAATCAAAACCTTTGTGCCTAACACAGAAGCAGATGGTGCTGGTGTAATAAAAGCTGGTGGTCATTTTGGATCATATTTGGATCTTGATGGTGATAAGGCTAAGAATGAAGCAGACTTAATACTTAAATATAGAGATATTGCATCACACCCAGAATGTGATTCTGCAATTGAAGATATTGTGAATGATGCAATTATTGGCGATTATGATTCATCGCCTGTAAATGTTATATTAGATAAAGTAGATACCTCTGATGCTATTAAAGAGACAATCAGAGAAGAATTTGATAATATATTATCCATGTTGGATTTTAGTCAATTTGGACATGATATATTTAAAAAGTGGTATATTGATGGACGATTACCATATCACATTGTAATAGATTCAAGTTCTCCAAAAAAAGGTATTCAAGATTTAAGATATATTGATCCAACAATGTTGCGTAAAGTAAAAGAGATTACTGAAGAAAAAGATCCAAAAACTGGAGCAACGTTGATTAAAAAATCTGAAGAGTTTTTTATGTTTTCTGATCCTAATAAAAATGATCAACAAGCATTAAAGATTCATAAAGATTCTATTGCTTATTGTACATCTGGTATGTTAGATTCTACACGTACAAGAATTCTTTCATACTTACAAAAAGCAGTTAAACCAGTTAACCAACTTCGTATGATGGAAGATTCATTAGTAATCTATCGTATATCACGAGCTCCAGAACGAAGAATCTTTTATATTGATGTAGGTAACCTTCCAAAAGGTAAGGCTGAAGAATACTTACGCAACATAATGAATCAATATAGAAATAAACTTGTATATGATGCAAGCACTGGTAATATTAAAGACGATAAAAAACATATGTCAATGTTGGAAGATTTCTTTTTACCCCGAAGAGAAGGTGGTAAAGGTACTGAAATCACAACGCTGCCTGGCGGTGAAAACCTTGGTCAGATTGATGATATATTATATTTCCAAAAGAAATTATTTAAATCATTAAATGTACCAATCAGTCGTATGGAACAAGATGCTCAATTTTCTTTAGGTAGAGCATCAGAAATAAATCGTGATGAGGTTAAGTTTAAAAAGTTTATTGATAAACTAAGAATGCGATTCTCTGATATATTTGTACAATTACTTAGAACACAGTTAATACTCAAGGGTATCATTACATCTCAAGATTGGGACGAATGGAAGGAAGATGTTAACTTTGATTTTATTGAAGATAACTATTTTGCTGAGTTAAAAGAATCAGAAATGATTCGTGAAAGGTTTGAAATGCTTGCTAGTTTAGATGAATATATTGGTAAGTACATTTCAAATGAGTGGGTTCGTAAAAATATTCTTAAGTTTAGTGATGAAGATATTGAAGAGATTGGTAAACAAATTAAGAATGAAAAAGACGATGACGATGAAGGCGATATTGATACAGATTTAATGTAGAGATTTAATTTTTTATAAATATATAATAGAAAAGAGGATAGTATGGACGTATTAGAATTAATTGATAATGTGAAAGATGGCGATAATGTTAACGCAAAGAAAGGTTTTGATACTCTCATGAGTCAAAAACTTACTGCTGCATTAGATGCAAAGAAGATTGAAATTGCATCTTCATTAGGTCAACCTAAACAAACAGAAGAAGAGTAATATGCTAAATTTTATTGAGCTCCGAGAAAAAATCAAACTAGATTCTGGTGAAAAGCAAGTGCAAGCCATGAAAACTGGTAAAGGCAAAAAGGTTGATGTAGTTATTACACAAAAAGGTAATAAGTTTGCTGTATATATTAATGGTGATAAACTTGACGATTCTTTTAAGAACGCTAAGGATGCCGAAAAGAATGCAAATGACTTTATCAAACTTATGGGCGAGGAACTCGATCAATGAAGTTAATATCTGAGTATCATGATAGTAACCTACAGGTTATTACTGAAGCAAAGAAAGACGGTAAGAAGGAATACGTTATAGAAGGTGTATTCATGCAAGCCGATAAAAAGAATAGAAATGGACGTATCTATGAAAAAAGCATCTTAGAAGGTGCCGTGAATAGGTATGTTAAAGAGCAAGTTTCTACTGGCCGGGCAGTTGGTGAATTAAATCACCCTGCAGGTCCTGGTATTAACTTGGATAAAGTTTCACATAAGATCACTGAACTTCGTTTTGAAGGTAGTGATGTTATTGGAAAAGCATCAATTTTAAAAACTCCTATGGGTAAGATCGTCGAAGGTCTGCTTGAAGGTGGCGTTAAACTTGGTGTATCAAGTCGTGGTATGGGTAGTCTTGAGCAAAAAAATGGTGTCATGAAAGTCGGTAAAGACTTTATATTAGCAACAGTTGATATAGTACAAGATCCGAGTGCTCCCGAAGCATTTGTTAATGGGATTATGGAAGGAGTTGATTGGGTCTGGGATAATGGCATTTTAAAAGCACAAGAGATTGAAATAATTGAGACTGAGATTAAAACTGCTCGAAACATTGGATCATCTGATGTTGAGATTAAAGCATTTAAGAATTTCCTCTCTAAACTTGTAAACTCTTAATAGGAGAAAAATATGTCTATTGAACATGAAGAACTAGACATTGATAATGTAGAGCAAATTCAAGAAGAAGAGCTCGTTGATGAGACACAAGTTGATTCATACGAGGAAAATCTTGAAGAGAAAGCTAAAGTCAAAGAAGAAGAGGAAGATGACGAAGATGATGACGAGGAAGATGAAGTTGTCGCTGAGGAAGAAGAATCTGATGATGAAGACGAAGTCGAAGAAATGGAAATGCCTAAGACTAAAGCTGGTATCGTAAATGCTACATACTCAATGATGAAAAAAGCTAAGAAAGACGAAGCTATGAAATTATATGCTGGAATGCAGAAGATTCATGCTAACTATGGTAAAGGTATGGACGAGAGCGTTGATGTTGATGAAACTGTTGTTTCTGAAACTGCTGACGTATCACATATCGATTACGAAGAAGATCTTAATATATTGGTTGCTGAAGAAGCTACTTTATCGGATGGATTCCGTGATAAAGCTTCTGTAATCTTTGAAGCTGCTTTAAAAACTAAAGTTGGTGCTGAGATTGATCGTCTTGAAAGCGAATATGCTCAAAATCTTGAGGAAGAAGTTACTTCAGTTAAAACTGATTTAGTTGAGAAAGTTGATGCTTACTTAAACTATGTCGTTGAAGGCTGGATGCAAGAAAATGAAGTTGCTGTTGAAGGCGGTCTACGTACTGAAATCGCAGAAGACTTTATGACTTCTTTACAGAGTGTATTTAAAGAACACTATATTAGTGTCCCTGAAGGCAAAGAAGACTTACTTGACGAATTGTCAACACAAGTTACTGAGCTTGAAGAACAACTCAATAAAACCACTGACGAGAATGTTGAATTATTCCAATCTGTACAAGAATCACAGCGTGCAGATGTTGTAAGAAAATATACCTCTGACTTAGCAACTACCGAAGCTGAAAAACTTGCTTCTTTAGTCGAAGATGTAGAGTTTGATAATGCTGAAACTTTCGAAATGAAAGTAAAAACCATTAAAGAATCTTACTTCGTTAAAGAATCAGTTGAATCTGTTTCAGAAGTTGAAGAAATCGTTGGAACAGAACAGGCTATTACTGAAAGCACTTCTGGTTCAATGGCTCGATACACAGCAGCTCTTGATACCATTGGTAAATAGGCTGTAATTAATTAAATAAACATTAATAGGAGAATACTAAAATGTTTAACGCTGATAAAGTCCTTATGGAAAAATGGGCTCCTGTATTAGAACATTCTGGCACTGCACCAATTGCAGATGCTGAAAAGAAAGCTATTACAGCACGCCTTTTAGAAAACACTGAGCTAGCTCTTATCGAGCAAGGTGCTCACCAAAACTTTCAATTAAATGAAACAAACGATGCTGGTACTCAAACTGATGCCGTAGCAAACCCAGAGCCTGTACTTATTTCATTAGTACGTCGTGCAATGCCTAACCTCATCGCATATGATATCTGTGGTGTACAACCTATGACTGGTCCTACTGGTCTTATCTTCGCAATGAAGTCTCGTTATAACGATGCTCGTAATGTTGCTGTTGCCTCACGTACTTCTGTACTTAGTACTGATACTGAAGCATTATTCAACGAAGCTGATACAGACTTCTCTGGTGCTGGTACTCATGCAGTAGGTGACGGCGAAGCTGGTA